AATCCCGGCGAGCCGGTTGTAGATGTTGGTCTGCTGGTTCTGGAAGTTATTGAAAGCGTTCTGGTACGCATTGCTGGCGTAGTCCTCGGCGAACTTGGTGCCAGCCCGGTTGATGTTGCTGCCTCCGCCGCCGACATTCATGGCTTGATTCTGAGCGCCAAGGCCTTGCTGCAACATGAATTGATAGTTGGGCGCCAGGCTGCTCTTGAGCTGCTCAGGGCCGAACTGCTGGGTAAGGTAGCCGGTGCCTTGGGTTGTACCGATGACGTTTCCCTGGGCGTCGTATTGCTGCTGCTGGCCTGGCAACATCCCGGCGATCTGACTGAGCGCCGAATAGCCTGCGCCTCGATACGGCGCTTGCTGGGCGTTGATGCGATCTAGGTTGGCCTGCTGCTGGGCTGCGGCTGCGGCTGCGGCTTGAGACTGGAGGTTGGCGCCATAGCGTGCTGCGTCTGCTTGTTGACTTGATCCAACTAAACCTAGCAGGGCTGACCCGCCAATTGCTGCTGCTACCCAAGTCATTTCAAAACCCCCATTTTCAATTTGTTGCTGGCGTCAAACAAGGCCAGGTCATTCGGCTCAATCAGTTCTGCCTCAATCTCGTCTAGGTCGGTCTTGTCGGTGCGGTGGATTGTGATCCCGATTGCATCGGTGATCGCCATCGTCACCCGCTTAGTTCCTGGCAGCGATTGGATGACGTCCCCGGCATGCATGTGTCGCATCCCTGTTTCGCTCCACGCCATTATCTCGCCTTTGGCGCATAGAAAGAGGTGCGGCTTCAGATGAGTCTTGCCGACGATGATCGTCCCAGCCGCCCTCGCCACCTTGCGGCAGTACATGCCCTCGGAGAAATAATGCTCCGTCTCAAGCTCAACTTGAGGCATGGCGAGCATCTCCGTTTCCAACCGCTGGATCTGCTCCAGCGTTGGCGGCTCGGTGCGGTCGGTAAGCTCTAGCATTTCCACTTCTTCAGCGCCAGCGCCTTGCGAGTAGGCTCGCCCTTTTTGTCCGTCATTGGCCCCGGTACGCCTCCCATTCGAGCACAGAATGAGTCCTTGCGCGGCCCACCCTCGGGCTGCGGTGGCTTGAGGCCAGGCTTTCCGGGGTTTGCTGCGTTGTACGAGGCGCGGCCTTTGGCGTTCAAGCCGCCTTCGGGGTTCTTGCCTTCCTTGCGCTGCCAGGCTGGAGTTTTCATGCTTACACCGAGGTGATGGTTTGCCAGGCCGAGCCAGAGTAGACGCACAGTTTGGCAAGTGTGGTGTCGAACACCACCAGACCGGTGACAGGAGTGCCAATTGCGTTCTTCTGCGCGGTGGTCATCACCGGGAACCGCACGCCTTGGGTTGTTGAAGCAATCTCCAAAGCAGACGCAGATGCCGGGGTGGCTGTTCCCATGCCGATTTGGCCGGAACTGTTGATAATCATCCGGGTTAAGCCAACAGTAGAACCGGTGGTGAACGTCATGGCAGTGGGAACGGTGCCGGTTGAAACTGCGCCGTCAACAAAGACAGTGATGGCACCAAAAACTTGCGGGTTTGTGCCGTCTGTGCCGTAAAAAGTCAATGCGCCAAGCGTGTCGTTTTGCTGCACAGCATTCACAGAAGTGTACGTTGTGCCGCGAGTCTTGATGAAAAGAAGGCTAGGACCGCCAGCAGTATCTGAAAATCCTCGTTGCGATACGCTGGGAGCGTTTGTAGAGCTTGACCCGTACACTTGCACACCGAATGCGCCCGCAGTTGAGGTAGGGCCGCCAACAAGAAGTTTGGTGGTGACGTTGACTTGCGGCACATCAGCCGAAGTCAAGCCAGTGATGGTGCCTGCGCCATTGATAGTTACAGCCATGATTTTTCCTTAGACAACAACGTAAGAAGAACCGGTCGGAACAGTAATTGCCACGCCGGAGTTGATCGTAATGGGGCCAGCACTCATTGCGTTGTAGTTAGTGCTGATAGTGTAGTCAGTGGAGACTACAGCCAAGTTCTCGTACAAGTACAAGTTTGGCTCAACGTAGTTGAACAACTGCGCCACCGTAGCTTGCGAAGTGACGCCTCCTTGAACTACTGCAAGAAGTTCAGCACCCGTCAGCGGCGTTACCGCTACAACAGGCAGATTTGATATTTTGACACCAGCCATGATGGCTCCTTATGCTGCGAAGTATTGACCAGTGATGACAACGTCGGCGCTTGCCGCCCAGGTCGGCACATAGATGACGTTGCTGCTAACCAAGCCAGTGCCGTAGCCAACCGCAGTTACGGCAGATGCGGCAACGCAGGTGCCTGAGACCACGGTCGAAGTCGGCGCCGTAAAACTGGTTGACCCTGCCGTGGCCGCTGTGGTGGTGGTGCAAGTCACGCGGATTGTGAAGCTGACAAAGTCACCAATGCGCTCAAAGGTGCCGACGTAGGTTGGAACCCCGGCGCCAGCAATTGTCAAACTAGCGGCGACTGGCGTCCAAGTGTTTTTGGTGACGTAGGAGTCGGGCAGCGTGGTTCCGCTGCCGACATTGTAGAGTTGGATGTGGCGGGTGTTGGTTCCGGCGTCGGTGATGGTGCCAGTGGCAGCGCCAATGTTATAGGCCAGCGAGTTGGTGACCGTGTTCTTGACGCCAGCTTCAATTTTTAGACTCTGGATGCTGCCACTATAAAACGCCGTACTGTTGCCGCCGTATATCCACACCAATGGGGTGCCTGCTGGGGCTGGGTAACCTTCGCCCGCATCAGCAAAAAGATTTACAAAAGTGGTTCTGAGCCCAGCGCATTTGATGTGAAATGTTGTTGCGTCGCCAACTATGCCGTTGGCCTCAAGAAACATGTTGACAAACGTATTATTGGTGTTGTTAGGCCCAATAAGAATGCCGCCGTAGCCAGTGGTGTATCCGCAGCCCTCAACCGTGCCGCCAATGAACGTGTTTGATGCGGTTTCATCCAACACCAAACCGTTGCCGCTAGTGCCTTCAATGACAGGGTTGATCCAGGTACAGTCGGCGCATTGTTCGCCAGCGTTACGTTTGCCAAGGCCAACGCCAATCACAGACGGCGTGATGATCCCCGGCTCATTGCCTGAATGGCAGAAGTCGTAAAACGAGTTGGACACCATGAAGTTGCACAGCATGGCGTAGGCGGGGAAATTGATGGACCGCAAACGGTTGAATTGGCTGTGCGTGATGCCCCGAATAAAGACGCCGATGGTTGCGGCGCCAGTGCAATTGATCGTCAAGTTGTCAATGACAATGTTCTGCAGAACAACGCCTGCGGTCGTCCCGGCATCAACAATCAACCCCGGTCCAGCGCCGGTGATGTTCAGCACAACCTTTCCAATTCCCTGAATGCGAGCACCAAGCGTGGCAAAGTTGGGCAGGCCGGTGACGTTGTAGGTTCCCGCCGGGATGGTCAACTGCTTGGAGATGTTCCAGGCATTGACAAAAGCGGTAGCGTTGGCCGTTGCGCTGGCGCTGGTAGAGAAGCCAAAATCAGCAACGCTGTAGGAGTCGCTCAGTTTGCTCTGGACCGTGCGGGTGGTGCCTGGGCCGTTTTGGGTGAAGCCCACCAGAGTCGAGCCGGTGCTGCCAGCCAGCGTAGTTTGAAACGCTGCCAGAGCAAGAAGCGCATCTTGCGTCGTGATGTTGTCGGCGGTCCAGATGAGGACGCCAGCGGCATCGCGCAACGTGAACTTGTATGCCGCCGGACCAAGCCAAACCGCCGCCTCGCCTCGAGTGTTGAGCGTGATGGTGGTTGGGTTGGCAATTGCCGCGCTGAAGTCGGTATAAGTTGCCAGCGGCGTGCTTGTGCCCGCAGCAAACGTCTGGAGCGTCCCTCCGACTAGCGGGGCGCCGGTAACGTCAAAGAACTGCATCAACGGGTTGGGGGTGAGATATGCGCTCATGAGTTATACCTGTTGAAGAGTTGCGATTACAGACGCAGTAGATGGTCGAGTCGGCGAAGCGCCCGCTGCAATTGTTTCAAGGCTCAGAGCTGTGCTGCCGCCGCCCCATACCAATTCCAAATAATCGTTAGCGTTGAGGTTGAGCATATAGTTCCAGGCTGCAATCGTGTGCCCATCAAGACCAGCGTGCTTGTTGGGGACTGAAACAAGGCCGTTAGAGCCAACCACATCAGTCCCGTTTATCCTGATCCAAACGTAGACATCTTCCAGCGCGGCGCTGGTGGACTTGAATTGTCCTGACCATTGGAAATTGTAGGTGCCCGCATTCGCAACGGTTATTCTAGAGCTGCTGACCACCGACACGCCGTGCCCACCTATGTCGGTGGTGTTGAGGGTCATCACCTGGCCGGTTGCGGTGCTTGCAAGCGGTTGGTTGGTGTAGTCCGCAAAAGCCCCGTAAAACCTTTGTGATGCTATGGTAATTGAAGCGTGGCCGTTGGTGATAGCGATACCGTTACCAGCGGTCAGCGTGGCCTTGCCCAGCGTGTTGCCAGTGGTGTTGCCAATCAGCAGTTGCCCATCGGTGTAGCTGCTTTGCCCGGTGCCACCGCTTACGACGTTGAGCAGGCCCGAAAGCGTGACGTTGCCGGTAGTTGGCGCAGCCGGGGTCAGGCCAGTAGCGCCACCAGCCCAAGAAAGCACACCAGTATTGGCGACCGTGATGGCGCCAGCACCGTTGGTCACCCCAATGCCAGCGCCTGGCGTCAGCGTATTGAGCGTGTAGCCTGCGCCATTGCCGATGAGCAGCTGGCCATTGGTCGGGATTGTGGACAGGCCCGTTCCGCCAGACTGCACGCTGATGGCGGTAGTTGAATTGATTTGAATGACGCTCGGGCTCATCAACCAGAGCATCCACTCCCGCGCTGGTCGCTGGGTCCGTGGGTCCAAAAACTCGGACTGCGGAAAGTTGATGTTGGTGTTGGTGGCCATCAGTTGTCGCCCACCGAGGCTTTCAAGTTGGCCGAGACAATCACCGCCTTGACCGGATCGGAGATGGAGACCTCAAAGATTCGATCCCGCGCCATGCCCAGGCGGCGCCAGATAGCGCGGTTCTGATAGCGCCCGATCTTGCCGATGCTTGTCCAATGCTCGTTGGACCAAGTGCTGCCGCCGTCATTGCTCCAGCGAAGCATAGCCTGCGGGTCAACGCCTTGGACCGTAGCTACAGACACAAGAATGTCTTCGCCTGACTCGGTCAGCAAGTCATCAGACGTAGTAATCGGCGTAACAGCCAAAAGCCCGATGCCAGTCTCGGTGGCTATGTCATCGTCCAACTCTGTGGCCAGAAACGGAAACCCTTCAGCCAGCAGATTACTCAACAAATCCGTTGGATCATTGCCCGCCAAGCCAACGCCAGGTTGGAACTGGATCTGGAACTCGTCAAAATACTGGCGCTGCAAGTCAGTGGTCAGATGCGGCGCTCGGCGCAGGCGGCGGATGGGCTCGCCATTGTTGGTGTACACGGTGTTGCTCAATTTGTAGAGCATTCCGTTCTCAAAATCGCCAATAAAGATGTTTCCGGCAAAGTTGGTGCCGCAGTTGGAGCGGTGGCGGTGGAACTCGCCATCGGCGAAAGACAGCCACTTGTGCCAAGCCTGGCTCGCCAGGTCGTAAACCCAGGTCAAATCAGCGCTGGGGAAAGTCACCACATAGAACTCGTGGCCTTCGATCTGATAGGTCCAAGCTATTGCATCAGAAATCGTTTTGTCAACTAGCGATTGCTCGACCGCATGGGTTGAGATGCGCTG